TAGACAGCGATAGCTTTAACAATTTACCAGTAACCAAAAAGATACTGGTACTAAATAAGCTAGGCGAAGCCCTTAGCGTTATGCGTAAATATACTGGACGCGTAAAGTAGATTAATTATTGTTTTATGTTAAGAAGAACCGCCACTACTTAGGCGGTTTTTTTTATACCTTAGGGTAACTTAACAAAGAATGAACAATAACCAGCGCGGCTGTTTAGCCGAATATCTTTTTGCAACTATAGCTATGCAAAACGGGTTTAACGTTTCTATGCCTTTACTTGATGCCAGCCCTTACGATGCTATTATAGAAAAAGATAACAAGCTGTATAAAATACAAATCAAACACGTTTCAAACAATCGTAAAAGGCGCCGAAATGACGTACAAGTAGTTTTAAGGCGTACAGACGTAGCTTATAAAGTAGAAGAAGTAGATTTTTTTGCGATATACTTTGAAGAACTAGACGGTTTTTTTGTTATTAAAAATACTGAACAAAAGTCTATAAGACTAAGCCCAGACGGTATTTATAAAAATAAATTTAATAACTTTGTACAATTCACTTAGAGTTTTTTTCATTTGGTTAGTTTTAGTTAGGAAAGGGCGCCATAATCTACTGGCGCTTTTTTCGTATTTTTGAAAAAAATTAAGTATGCGCGAAATTAAAATAAATAGTACGACTGGTAACGAAATAGTTACCACACAAGAAGCTAAAGACTATCTAAGAGTTGATAACAGCGCCGACGATAATATAATAGCTAGAATGATAACCCAGGCGCGTATCTGGTGCGAAAACTATATAAGTAGCGATATCGTAGCCAAGAACAGAACGTACTACGTTAAGGAATTACAACAAGGCCAGTACTACTACGACGAATACGAAACGCCTAGACTACAGTTACCCTTTGGACCAGTGGCTAGTATATCTAGTGTAACCACCGACGGTAATACTTCTACTTACGAAATTAAAGGCGTAAATAACGAAATTATAGAACTTAAAGACGGTAGCGCTAAAGAAATAAAAGTAACGTATATAACCGAGGGCCTAGACGATAGCCTAGTAAAGCAAGCTATACTACAAACAGTAAGCACTTACTACGATAACCGCGCCGACTTTAAAACGGGTACGATCGTAAGTAAAATACCTACAGGCGCTAAAGATATTCTAGCAAGCTATAAAAAACCATTTGTATAATGGACGCGGGCCAACTAAATACACGAATAACTGTTAAGCGTAATAGCAAAACAGCGGACGGGTTCGGCGGCTGGACTAGTGGCGAAACTACTGTAGGTTCGTTCTGGGCTAAAATAGAAGAAGTAGGCGGCGAAGTAAAACAAGAAAACGGTATACGCCAGCGCTACGTAGATATTGAAATAACTATGCGTAAGCGTTCGGCTGATAACTTACAAAATAACGACCTTATAGAAGTTGAAGGGTCCACTGTTCAGTACAGACTAAATAATAAGTTTAGCGCTGACTTAGATTATATGACAACACTAAAGGCCACGAAAGTAGACTAATGGAAGCTAAGATAAATAGGGACGATCTAAATAAACTGTTTAAGAAATTAGACGGTTTAAAGCGTATAGCTAAAGACGACCTAAGTACGCAGCTTACAAAAACAGCGGCCGATATTATAGACAAAGCTACAGATAGGGTACCAGTTGATAAAGGTAAACTAAAGCAAAGCGGTTACTATGGCGCTAAAGGTAAAGGCAAAGTAGAAGTAGGTTATAATATGAAGTACGCGCCTTACCAAGAGTTTGGCACTGGCCGCCATATAGATACTAAAGAAGCTAGACTACTTGGGTTTTCGGCGTCCGATATAAAGAAATTATTTGGCGGTAAAGGCCAGCGTACAGTAGATATAAAGCCCCAGCCGTTCTTTTTTCCTAGTGTAAGGATAGCTTTAAAAAGCTTACTCAATAGACTTGATAAAGATATAAAAAATAATATATGAAAGAAGTAATACACCGAGTACGTAAAGCATATATAGATAAATTAGCTAGTAACGTTTTACTAAGGGGCGCTAGCGTACCTATTTATAACAGGGTACCAAGCGACGCTAGTTTTCCTTATATACGTATTTACAGCGTTTCTAACGACGAAATAGACCAGAACCAAACAAACTATATAACCGAAGTTATAACGCGCTTAGAAATCGTTACACGCTTTACAGGCGACAGTGGCGGCGAACTAGACAGTAACCTAATAACAGACGAAGTACTAGAACTTGTACGTACTAGAACTTCTAGCTATATTGATCTTAGCGCCGAGGGTTTTAACGTATTTACTACTCAAATAGAAACTATTAACTATTTAGAAGAAGACGCTAGCGACTATACTTATTACAGAGTAATTATAGAAGTTAGTAATAGAATAGAACAAAGAGAGGCCGAGGGCGGTCTACAAGCTGAACTACAAACAGAGTTACAAACATAATTTTAAGATATGGCAAAAATTACTTTTACCGATAAAACAGATAACAGTACTAGCGCCTTAGCCGATATATACAAGGTTACGGCGGCAAACGTAAACGAAATTAAAACAAGCGTAAACGCTATTTACGATACCTTGGGGGGTTTTGCTTTTTATGAAGACGCCACTACAAGCGGTACGCCTATAAACCTTGCGGCCGATACTTGGACCGACTTAACAAACGATAAAGCTGGTAGCGGTACGCTTACTACTTATAAGCCTAGTTATATTACTGGCGATCTTTGGGACAGCGCTACAAATACTATAGACCTAGACGAAATACCAGTAGGTAGCGTAGTGCTGGTAAGAAACGACTACGATATTACAGCTGGCGCGGCTAATACTAGAATGGATAGCCGCCTGTATTTTCCAGATACTAGTAAAAGCGTAGAGTTTGCCCACGATCTTATAAGTAGTAGCGGCGACGAAGTACGCTATAGTAGAACTACGCAGTTTTTCGTAACGGCTGCAATTAAAACAACTGGCGTTAAAATACAAGTTAAAGTAGATAAGTCAGGGGCCACCGCCAGAGTAGAGGACTTTCAAATAACAGTGTTAAGTTTTTAAAATAGTTATCTTTGTAGAAATATATTGTTATGGCTGAAATATCAAAAGAAACTAAAGTAAAGCTAAGCCTAGAAACTATTGTAACTTTAGTTATAGCAATATCAACAGCTACAGCTTTTTACGTAAACCTTAGGGGCCAGATAGCCGAGGCTATGGAAAAACCAGAACCAGTTATAACGCGCCAAGAATACGACTTAAAAGATAACGCTATACGTAGCGAAATAATGAATAACCGCGAACTAATAGAAAAAAACTTTGAGAAATTAGAAATAATAGAACAGCGTTTGTACGAACTTAGATAATATGCGTTTACTTATTGCTTTAGCGTTTTTGTTATTTACCCCTGGTAAGCTGACAGAGGGCGTTAAAAGCGATGTTAAAACAGACGTTACAGTATTACAAGTAAATTCTAAATGGAATAAACAGCACAATATAGACTTAAACGGTCTTATTAATTGTACTATAAAATTCGCCTGGCTAGAAGAACAAAGCGGCGGTTTTAAAGAACAAGTACAGACAGTACCGATAGTTATAGTTTATAAAGGCAGCAAGCCAGTAAGACAGTGGGCCGCCGATATTAGTTTTAAACTTGACGTAGATTTATTAGAAATTCAAAAAGTAGTAGATAGGTTATAATATGTTTAAAGACAAAGAACTTCGCGGATATATAGGGGCTGGTATTATTTTCTTTTTAGTTATGGGCTTGCTTTTATTCTTAGCATTTTTTCAGATACCAGACTCAAATAACGATATTTTTAAAGTTATTGTAGGTATGCTAGTTGGTAGTTTGTCAGTTGTTATATATACATTCATAGGCAAAAACCCCGAAGAAATAGCGAACCTTACAGCAAGAAACGAAAGCCTGGAAGCCCAAGTAAAACAAATCGTAGACGAAAAAGATAAAATAGAAAAAATGTTACGCGATCTACAGACCGAAGTTATAGATAAACTTAGTGTTACTGGCGAAAGCTTTATATTTAAAAACGTCAAAAAATGAAACTAAAACATTTTGAATACCACGAATTTGACAGCCCAGACGTACAAGGTAGCGGGCAACTAATGAGCGAAAAACTTTTAAAGATATTAGACGACGTTCGCGAAGTATACGGTAAGCCTATTGTAATAAACAGCGGTTATAGAACAGAGGCCCATAACGCTAAGGTAGGCGGTAAGATGCCAGACGCTAACGGTATAGGCGGGTCTAGTCACTTAAAGGGCTTAGCTGTAGATATACACTGTACTACTAGCCAAGACCGCCATAACCTTATACAGCTTTTTATGTTACATAATATAAGCCGCATAGGTATAGCCGACACGTTTATACATATTGACGTAGACGATAGTAAAGCCCAGCGCGTAATTTGGACGTATTAAAATGAAAACACTACTAGCTAAACTACTTGGTTTAAACAGCGGCGGTAATAGCGCCCTGGGCGAGTTTGCTAAAGACTTACGCGAGGCTATTAAAGGTAAAGAAATAGACCCAGAAAAAGCGCTTAAACTTATTGAAATACAAAACGAAGTAAACAAAATAGAAGCCCAGCACCGTAGTATATTTGTAGCTGGGTGGCGCCCCTTTATCGGCTGGGTATGCGGGTTAGCTT